GGCTGCAACTGAAGTTGGAACAGGACGAGCACCCACCGCATTTGAGTCATCTAAGCGCACTCCTCAATCCACTACGCTTTTCAACGACAAAAAACTGGTTGGCACTGTTGCGTGTGACCAGGGGTCTGATTTAGACAAGCGTCATAAAAATTTTTCCAATTACCAAAACAACAGAACTACCGCGGCACAGCCAGATAGTTTCCGTTCTGGGTTCAGTGGTGCCATTGGTGCCGTTATCGCTCCCTTCCTTGACGCACTGAAACCGTCGAGAAGAGACGAAGTTTGTTCAAGCGTCCGTGTCTATGGAGGCGCAGGCACCTCGGTTGAGTCCAATTATGTGAACAATCCCAATGATGTTGTTCCCACGACCATCAAGGAAACTACCACTCACTCGGTCGACTTTAATATAAATAATCAATCGTCGCAACAATATGTGAATAATTATACAGCTCCAGAAGAAACCAATCGTCAAACAACCAATTATTCCACCTATGGTAATATGGGAAACAATAGAGAAGGAGGTATGAGTTATGATTCTGCCTACAGACAGCATAACAACGACATTAAATCCCAGACGATTGGAAATCGCGCAAACCAGGGAGGAACCCAGATGTTCAATCAACAGATGAACTTGTCCATTGCCAAACAAGACACCAACTGTATGGACAATAGGCCGTTTGGACCTGTTTCCAATGTGACGAAGGCACCTTCGGCCCAAACTTACGGTAAGCTAACTGGTCCTCAACAGTTGGATACAGGAATCGAAGTTCAGAGAAACCAGCCCGACATTTTGGACGCATTCCGAAGCAATCCATATACCCAATCATTGACTACATCTGTTTAATGAAGTAAACAAAACAAATTGACACCCACGTGCGTTTGATTTTGATTAAAAAATACACACTTACATGAGTCCTAAAATATTATAATATGTATGGTATTAAAGTAATATACATAGTATTGCATATATCAGTATGTCAAATGTTGCTATCCACAAAGACATCACATCTAAATTAGAATATTTCCATCAGGTTGGTAAAATCCCTAATATCGTGTTTCATGGCCCTCACGGTTCAGGGAAGAGAACAATATTGGACAAATTCATTCGTTTGATATACGACAACGACCATGACAAAATAAAATCGTATGTCATGTTTGTGAACTGTGCATACGGAAAAGGTATTAAATTTATTCGAGAGGAATTAAAGTTTTTCGCGAAAACGAATATCCATACGGATGACGGTCATAATTTTAAGTGTGTCATTCTGTTAAATGCTGATAAGTTAACGACGGACGCACAGTCGGCTCTTCGCCGATGCATTGAGCTATACAATCACACTACGCGTTTTTTCATTGTAGTTGAGGACAAATACAAACTACTGAAGCCGATTCTTTCTCGGTTTTGCGAGATTTACGTATATCGACCACATATAAATGGTCAAATAACAAATTTGTGTAAATACAATATTGATCAGACATTCAACATACAGCAGTACATATCTACCAGACAGGAGTGGCTTAAGAAGGAATTATCGAAAACAGACCATACTCCAAAGAAGTTGCTTTCACTGTCAAGCAAAATATATGAAAAAGGGTTCAGTGCGATGAATATTGTGTCCTTGTTGGAAAGTCGCAAGTTATCGACCGAATCAACAAACAACACGACTGTAGATGTCTTGCTAATGGGATTTAACGCAGTCAGAAAGGATATCAAAAACGAGAAACTACTCATTTACTTCGTTCTTTATTTTTTGTTCGCAAAAGACCCGTTGTCACTGGAGTCCATTATAGTTACCTAACCTAATACGTTATTCCTTCATTATTTACATACAAAAGCATTCGTGGTTAATAATTAGTTTGAATTTAGAAATTAATTATTTACTATACAATATAACATGGATGATTTTAACGTTAATTCTTTATACGAATCCAAAAATGAATGGGGTGCTCGATTGCTCACTATCCTCACCCCGTTGATTGTTGAAGGATTTCAATCGATATACGAAGAGTCTTATTCTTTATGTCAAACCAACAATGAAACCGAAAAGCATTTGATGACCTTCCAAAACTTTATCAGTCGTATCCCAAAATGGAATGCAAATATCATAGAGTCCGAAAAAAAGAGAATCCATGAGAAAAGTGGTTGCGAATATCTCGAAGACCTGATTACATGTGTTCACATCATACAATTAAAGCTATTAACAGCTGTGCGAGTGGGGACAAAACAAAAGAAGATTGATGTCAAGATTCCCAGTGTGGGAGATTTTATTCACAATGTGTATATTCATGCCGCCAGGAAAATTTACAAGAATGTGTATCTCTTTGAAAGAAATATACCCCCGCTACAGATACAGAAGAACTCGCGGGAAACCGAAGTGTTGATTCAAGAATCCATATTGAGTTCCCTGCGAGACGGTATTCCCGTGGATGTGTTATTGCGATCTTATTTGGACGAAACGGTCGAAGAAGATGTGGAGGTGGAAATAAAAGAAGAAGATGTTGCGACAGCACCTATAACCAGTGAAGAAATCAGTATCCAGCAGCCCGTTGAACCCAAAAAGACATTATCGTTCAATGATATTGATGCGTCGATTGACACAACTCAACACGGGACCGATGCGTCCAATTCTGTACATAAAATGGAAGATGAGAACCATGGCGACAGTGCTCGTGAGAGAGAAATAGAACATGATAATTACACCGATTCATCCGTATCTACAGAGAAACTCCAGATAGGAGAGTCCACCGGAAATCTTACCCACGAAGACATTCATAGCCTGGACACCCCGTCGATTGAGGTGATACCTGATTTGTTAATTGATGACATTGAGGTTCTTTAGGTAGTTTGTCAATGTGCCATATGCGTATTTTCTATTATAACATTTTCAAATTTTATAGTAGAATGAATAGTATGTACATGCTCTCCACGTCAATAGCATTTGTCTATTTTATCATAAGATTTGTGGAAATACGTACCAGCAAAAAGGAGGCGGTACCATTCAAACAAGTATTCAAGGACACTGTCGTCGTGTTCATTGCGTGTATTCTTGGGATGTTTATACTCGACCAGTTGTCTCCATATATAAACGAGTCTCCTTCTTCGCATAACGGTGGTGGGAAATCGCCTGCGTTTACCGATAACCCTAATTTTTAGCGCCCTGTCCACACCTTTACCAATGGTTTGTTTTGATATAACTTCCCACTGATATATTCATCATATGTTGTTCCCCATTTTTGATATTTCCATATATCTCCCAAAAGCGAATACGACGTAGTAAGAGTAGGAAATTCTGTACTAAAAATAATACCCATGATTCTTTCCAGACAACATCGGTCGTTTCTGTTCTTTATAAGAGGTATAACAGACATCAAGTCATATTTCCGTGTAATGGTATCCAAGAAAGAAAGGGATATATAACTTTGAACTCCAAAACAACCGCTCCATTTATCTTGACGACGAAACCCGAGTGTCTGGACTGAATCCTGCTGAAGCTTCCTTCGGATTATATTGATATTTTTGATATGTCGCAAGATCCACAAAGAATTGCCCACGTTTTCGTTGTATACAAAATGCCACAGTGGCATTACTGGCACATTTTTCAACACTTCAAACTTAATTCTGGTGTTGAAAAAGACACTGTCATGAAGTATAACAGCTTCTGGAAAAAAACGGAACTTGTGTAGATAGTAATAGGGGAGAATTTCGCCTGCCCCCTTGAATTCCGAGTTGATGATCCGAACGTTGTCTATATGATGAACGTCTTTCACAAACTCCATATTGCTGTTGTCGTCAATGACGACGATTTCGTTGGATGGATAATATTTTCTGATTCGAAAAATACATTCATTCCAGTACTTATTTGTCTTCTCACATGTAACACATCGCGTTATAATAAACCCATATGTCATAAATAATATTTATATATTGTAAAAATATTATTCATTCAGACGCATTCGCTATAATCATCTATAATTCATCGATGTTCATTACTGGTTCTGAATTAGGTATCCAATCCTTGGTGAATTCAAAAGACCTAAATTCGGGTCGTGCCAACTGAGCCTGGGGTGTGTGCTTATGAACACACCGAGCGATCATTTTATACAATTTAAAATCAGGATACCGGTCCATCCCGTTATTTTTGTATAACACATTGATGCCGTTGTCATCAATACACCATTCCACTATGATGCGTGTTATGGCATCGCATTTGGTAAGATCTTTCACGTCTTTCATATCTTCGACGAGATAATCAAAGATAGAACACGCCAGACGACACAAATCAAAACTGTAGTTGGGGTCGAGTCTGGGTTTCTTGGAATTATAATAGGGCTCAATGTTGTATTGAGATGCCGCGTCTCCGCTGGGACCGAAGCTGTCGCTACACATTGTCTTCCCGTCATACTTATATATGGCACGTCCGAAATCAATGATCTTGAAAATTTTACCGTATGTTGGAACACGGTAGTACACACCCTTTACGCAATAGTAGAGATACTTTTTCTTAGTCGATACATACATGACGTTGTTCGTATGAAGATCATTGTGGGTGAAAGAAAATACTTTTTGGTATGCAACCAATGTCATAATAATCTGCATAAGAGCAGACATCCACAGGTTTTCATTCATCTTATCGTCTAAAATAAGCTGGTCGAGTGTATCTATACATGCCTCCATACAGATGACCTGGACAGGAAATTCAGGAAAATATGCGTTGACCACCTCATCGCTCTCCGTTGAGTCATACGAATCATCATCACTACTTTCGTCATCGCTATCTCTGTCTTCTCCATCACAATCTTTATTGTCATCTTCGTCGTCCGTATACGATAATTCGCTGTTCTCCTCCTCGCTTGAACTGTTTGTATGCTTATGACTCCTTTTGGAGGAACCACTATCCTGGTCTTTTTTGAAATTGGGAGTCAATACGCCTTCTTTCGCTTCCATAGAAGCATCATCATGTTCATCTATATTTTCTATTGTAAGTGGTAATATAATTGATTCGATGTCTTCACCTGATATACGATTATCAGAAGCATCGTCTACGAATACGTCGCCGAAATCGGTTTCTTCGAGACTGTCTACGTTTAAATCTACGACTCCATTGTCTTGTCTGTGTATGGTTATTACTGGTAAATCGCGTCTACTTGACTCGTCGTCGAAGAGATCACTGTAATTATCAATATTGAACAGTTTGTTCTTGTTTTTGTTGAAAAAATCCGATTTGATTACGTATTCCAAGTCGTCGTATACGTTGAATTTGAAATTTTTCTTGATGGCTAAAAACGAACCGTAATAGCGAACACCGTGGACAAATTTCCTGGATGTCATTAACTGGTTGCTTAGATACGAAAAAAATCCGTCCACATAGGAGGAATTGTTTGGGTCCATCAACTTGGAGTGACATGAATCCGTCGTAGAGTTGATTGAGGGAAGCGTGGTGATCTTATCGTCCAATGGATATTTTCCAATCATGTATTTCAGAGGGTCCAGCAACGGTGCGAACTTGAAAAACACCTTTTCGGTTCTGGGTTTGGCTATGCTGCTCTTAATGGCACACATATGAACGTTTTCCGAAACCGATTTCTGGATATTGTCTACGTAGTGCGTATGGTTCAAGTTCACGGTTGAATAATTGTTTTCGTTCAGCACAAAAAACTTGCGGTATAGCGGGACGTAATTTTGGGTGGACGCGAACCCTATATTGTGTAGACTCTGAAACAACCCCTGGTTCTTTCTTTTTTCGTAGTTGACTGTAATTGTCATATACTGGACATTTAGAAAATGAACAAGACGTCAACGCAATTCCGCTAAATAGATTGCGTTCTTTGTATCCTGATTTAATCATGACAATATATACGATGTCCTTAGAATTGAAAAAATTTAACATGAAACATATTAGCTTCAAGCCAAATGAAAACAAGGGTCCAGTGGTTGTGTTGATTGGTCGCCGTGATACAGGAAAAAGTTTTTTGGTGAGAGACTTGCTATATTACCACCAAGACATTCCTATAGGAACCGTTATTTCTGGAACAGAAGAGGGAAACGGATTTTACGGGAGCATGGTACCTAAACTGTTTATCCACAATGAATACAACACGGCCATCATTGAAAATATCCTAAAACGGCAACGACAAGTGCTTAAACAAATCAAAAAGGAGACGGAGACATACAAAAAAAGCAACATTGATCCACGTACATTTGTCATCCTGGATGATTGTTTGTATGACTCGTCATGGTCAAGAGATAAGATGATGCGACTACTTTTCATGAATGGTCGTCACTGGAAAGTCATGTTGATTATTACCATGCAATACCCGCTCGGTGTGCCTCCAGCACTGAGAACCAATATCGATTATGTATTTATTTTGCGCGAACCGTATATTGCCAACAGAAAGAGAATTTACGAGAACTATGCCGGTATGTTTCCTACATTTGAATCTTTCTGTCAAGTCATGGACCAGTGTACTGAAAACTATGAATGTCTGGTCATCAACAACAACGCAAAATCAAACCGGCTACAGGACCAGGTCTTCTGGTATAAGGCTGATGGACACAACGATTTTAAGCTGGGGTCTAAAGAGTTCTGGGAACTGTCCAAGGGTATGGGGTCCGACGATGAGGAAGAACAGTATGACCCGCAGAATGTCAAGAAGCGTGGAGCCGGTCCTAAAATTAGCGTGAGGAAGAGCAAATGGTAATTCGATAGAATCGGGTTCAAATAATTGACATACGACAATTATTTGAATATATACATAGTATTTCTTAATTTCTTACATTCTTAATTTCTTAAGTTTATTTTCATGTTCATACTCTTTACTTCCTGCTCTTCCTGCTCTTCCTGCTCTTTCTACTCTTTCTACTCTTTCTACTCTTTCTACTCT